GGTCACCTTGAAATGAAAGGTTTTGAAATGATGAAAGGCTCGGTCTGTACACATGGACTCGACCTCGGTGTATTCTCGCATTTCCAAGATGTCTATTCAGGTCACTTCCATCATCCATCTCGTTATAAGAATCTCGAGTATCTTGGTGCACCTTATGAGATGACATGGTCAGACTTCGGTGGTAGTCGTGGATTCCATGTATTTGATACTGAGACTCGTGAAATGACTAAGGTTGAGAATCCTAATAAGATGTTCTTTAAAATTGACTATGATGATGAAGACATGACGATTGATGACATTGCAAGTCTCGATACATCGATGTTGAAAGATACATATATCAAGGTTATTGTAAAGAATCGTACTAACGCTTATCTTTACGACCTCTTCATGAGTAAGCTTAATGATGAAGGTGCTGCTGATGTAAAAGCAGTTGATGATGCACTTAACCTTGAGTCTGCTGGTGTTGAAGATATTCTCGACGAAACAAAAGACACAAAAGAAATACTCCACAGTTATATTGATTCACTCGATACGACAGCTGACAAAAATAAAATCAAGCAAACAGTTGACGATCTTTATTTAGAGGCACTTAGCTTATAGTATGCGAATACAGTTTAAACGTGTAAAATACAAAAATATCTTATCGACGGGGAACACCTTTACAACAATTGAAATGGACGAGAGTCCTACTACTTTAATTAGTGGTACAAACGGTAGCGGAAAATCAACGCTCCTGGACGCAATTGTTTTTGGGTTGTACGGTAAGCCATTCAGGAAAATCAATAAGCCACAGTTGATTAATTCAATCAACCAAAAAGCCATGCTCGTTGAAATAGAGTTTTCGGTTGGTGGTAGTGATTATTGGATACGCCGTGGTATTAAACCCGCTGTTTTCGAGATCTATAAGAATGGTGAGCTGCTCAATCAAGACGCGGCTAAACGTGATTATCAGTCTTATCTTGAATCGAGTATCCTTGGGATTAACTATAAATCATTCAACCAAATCGTTGTTCTTGGTAGTGCAACGTACGTTCCTTTCATGGAGTTACCACCACACAATCGACGAGAAATCATTGAGGACCTTCTGGATATTCAAGTCTTTAGTACAATGGGTTTATTAGCAAAGGATCGTTTAAACACCAACAAGGACGAGGTGAGCGAGAACGCCTATCAGATTGAAATCGTAGAGTCAAACATTGCATTGATTGAGAAGAACAACGAAGAAATCCGTAAGATTCGAGTTGCATCGGTCGATGGCATTAGAGAAAAAATGAATGTACACATCAATGAGATCGAAAAACATAACGATACGATTGATGCTATCAATGAAAAGATTCAATCTCTATACGAAACGATAAGTGATAAGAAAGACGTCAACGAAAAAAATATGGAAGCAAGTCGATTGCGACAAGAACTCGATATGAAAAAGCGTGAGTTCGAAAAGCAATTGAGCTTCTATCATGATAACGATAATTGTCCTACTTGCCAACAGGGGATTGATCATGACTTCAAAGAAAATATTGTCAACGAAAAATCCAGTAAAAAAGCGGAGATCGAATTGGCACAAGACAAAATTGCCGATACCATCGAAGGTTACCAAAAAAGAATTAATGAGATCAACGAGGTTGAGGAAGAAATCCAAAGCGAGTCTTTTAAGATCTCTGAAATCAAAGCGGACATCCGTAGCGCTAAAAATTCTTTACTTACCCTTAAGGCCGAATTGGAGTCGGCGGAGAGAGAAGTTGAGGAAGTCGACACCACTCAACTTAACGACTTTACGAGTCGCCTTAAAGATTACCAGACTTCACGTAAGTCTTTACTTGATGAACAAACGACGCTTAACATAATCAGTACGATATTGAAAGATGGCGGGATCAAAGCCCGTATTATCAAGCAATATATTCCAGTTATGAATAAGCTCATCAATAAGTATCTCGCGGCGTTCGATCTCTTTGTTGATTTCCAACTCGACGAGAACTTTAATGAAGTAATCAAGTCTCGCTTCCGCGATACATTCTCGTATGCTTCATTCTCTGAAGGTGAAAAGCTTCGTATCACATTGAGTATTATGCTTGCATGGCGATCTGTTGCTAAACTACGTAACTCTGTGAGTACTAATCTGCTTATTCTTGATGAAACTCTTGATGGTGCACTTGATGGTGTGGGAATTGAGAACTTAATTGAAACGTTACACAGTCTCAATAACGACGATAACATATTTGTTATCAGCCATCGAGGTGATCAGTTTGCTGAGAAGTTTGCAGCACACGTCAAGTTTAAGAAAGTCAAAAACTTCAGTGAGATTGCTGCCTAATGAATGCGTTAAACAAGTCGGGCATGTGCTTTGAAGGGCTCGACAATCATTTCGAAGAGATCCATACTCAGTATTACGAGTTCTTTAATCGAAAGACTTATGACTGGTGGTACGAAGTTAAAGAAGGTGATATTTGTTTAGACATTGGATCGTGTATAGGAATGTTTACATGTCTGGCGCTTGATAAAGGAGCCAGCAAGGTCTACGCCGTTGAGCCTAATCCTACTTTACTTCGAACGACAATGAAAAATGCTTTCCCACATATCTGCAATCGAGAGCAATCACCAGTCATTCCAATTAACGCATTCATTGGAACCGACAGAGGTAATGCTTTTGGTGCATTCGATGAGAGTCAAGTTCCGTCATTATCTTTCATGGAGCTTATCGAGAAATATAACATCGACTATATTGACTATCTTAAGATTGACTGTGAGGGTGGTGAATACGACATTCTTACGAAAGAGAATCTTGAGTGGATCAAAGCAAACGTCAAACACATGGTCGTAGAGGTACACATCGATACTGTAGAAAACTCAGAAGAAAAATTCAGGCAATTTAGAAAAGATTTTCTATATGATTTCGAAGATTATAAAATACGTTTCTGCAAAGAAGACGCAGAGAAAAAGACTTATGCTGATGAGTGGGACTGGGCATCTATGTACCCGTCAATAGAAGATCAGAATTGGGGTAAGTCGTGGCTCATCTTTATATGCAATAAGTCACTCGAACATAGAAAACACGACTTTGGTCCTCACCTTCATGGATCAAGAAACGGTTGACATTCACTGCTTACTGTGTTAGAATGGCACAGTCTTTATGAATAAGGTATATCATGGCTTCTTTCTATACTTCAGTCGAAAGATTTGGTAACAACATCCTTTGGCGTGGTTACGACAATGGTAAGCGCTTCTCTTATCGCGTTCCATTCAAGCCCACGCTCTATGTACACTCTCCAAAGAAACCTGGCTCGTTTCGCTCGTTACTCGGTAACAAGACACTCACTCAAATGCAGTTCGGTGACATGCGAGAAGCAAAGAACTTCATTGAGCAATACAAAGATGTCGGTAATTTCGAGATCTTTGGTAGCACCAATTACGTAGCTCAATTCATCCAGGAACATTATCCTGATGATATTGAGTTCAACATCGACGACATCAACATCGCTTCCTTCGACATCGAGGTTGACATCAGCGATGGATACGCTGACATTGAAACCGCGGATAAGGAAGTCACTTCGATCGCGTTTAAGTCTTCGAAGTCTGAAAAGTATTATCTGCTCGGTCGTAAGGATTACGACAAAAATAAGACTATCACTGGTATCGATCCTGAGAACATTAAGTTCTATAAATTCGATACCGAGGTTCAACTTCTTCGAGCATTCGTCGAGTTATGGAAATCAGACTATCCTGATCTTGTAACGGGTTGGAACGTTGAGTACTTTGATATTCAATACATCGTTACTCGAATCATTCGACTCTGCGGTGAGGATTTGGCTAAGCAACTCTCTCCGTGGAAAAGCATTCGTCAAAACACTCGTGAGTTTTTTGGTAAAGTTCAATCTACGTATCAGCTCTCTGGTATCACTATCGTTGACTACATGGATGCATTCAAAAAGTTTGGTTACAAGTATGGTCCTCAAGAATCGTATAAGCTCGATCACATTGCTCACGTAGTTCTCGGTGAAAAGAAACTGGACTACTCTGAATACGGAGGCTTGACTGAACTCTATGAGCAAAATCCACAACTATATCTTGACTATAATCTCAAAGATACTCAGCTCATTCAACGTATGGAAGATGAGTCTGGCCTTTTGGCTCTTGTGCTTACTGTTGCCTATGGTGGTGGTGTTAATATCAATGATGCATTCGGAACTGTAGGCATCTGGGAAACAACAATCTATCGTCGTCTCATTAAAGACAACGTAGTGCCTAATATCAAAAGTGGTCCTGGTGCACGCGCAGGCGAGCTTGTGGGCGGGTACGTGAAAGATCCTCGACCCGGCATGTATCCTTGGGTTGTATCGTTTGATTTGAATTCTCTGTATCCTCATCTCATGATGCAATATAACATGTCACCTGAGACCTATATGCCCAATGAACGAGAGGCTGTTACTCAGGAAATGGTGTTGAACGACGACTTCAAAAATACGACTCAAGGCATGTCAGTCGCAGCCAATGGTGTCTGCTTCGATAATGAGAAACTCGGAATCATTCCCGAGATCATTAATGAGAACTACAACAATCGCTCAAAGATTAAAAAGCAAATGTTGGCAGCCGAGCAGCAATATGAGGTTGAGACAGATCCACGCCAAAAAGAACAACTCAAAAAAGAAATCAATCAGCTTCATAATTCTCAGATGGCGATAAAGATTTCGATGAACTCTCTTTATGGCGCTACGGCAAACATCTACTTCCTCTACTATATTAATGAGATGGCCGAAGCAATCACTACATCTGGTCAGCTCAGTATTCGATATGCTCAAAAGTCTGTGAATGAGTACCTTAACAAAGTTCTCAAGACCGAAGGTAAAGACTATATCGTCTACATCGATACAGATTCGATTTACGTAAACTTTGGTCCTCTCGTTAAAGAAGTCTTTGGTACGACTGACATCGATCGAGCTAAGGGCGAAGAGTTCCTCGATAAGATTTGCTCGACCAAGATTGAGCAAGTGATCGAAGCTGGTTATGAAAAGCTTGCGAAAGACATGGGTGCTTATCGTAATGCGATGGTGATGAAACGGGAAAAGATTACCGATCGCTCGATCTTTATCGCTAAAAAGCGTTACATCATGAATACACTCAACTCCGAAGGTGTACACTATGACAAACCAAAGATCAGTGTAACCGGTCTTGAGTCTGTACGATCTTCGACACCTGAGGTATGTCGTGAAAAAATGAAGCAAGTCTTCGAAGTTATTATGAATGAAGGTGAGTCAGAAACTCAACGCTTCATCGAAAACTTCCGTGAGGAGTTCAAAAGACTTCCTCCTGAAGAAGTGGGTCGCAACTCTGGTACAGACAGCATTGAGAAGTATATGAACAAAACTTCGCTGTACAGAAAGGGCTGCCCAATGCATGTTCGTGGTTGTATTCTCTTCAACGACATGCTTTCTAAAAAGAACCTGAACAAGCGGTACGAGTCTATCAAGTCAGGCGACAAAATCAAGTTTGTGTATCTCAAGTTACCCAATCCTCTGCGGGAAAATATCATATCGTTTCCTGGTGTTCTTCCAAAAGAGATGGGACTCGAGTCATACATAGACTATAACAAGCAATTTGAAAAGGTGTTCCTCAGTCCGATTGAGCATATACTAGAAGCTTTGGGGTGGTCGGCTGAAAAAGTGAATACGATTGAAGATTTTTTTGCATAAGGAGATAAACTATGAAGTATCTAATCGCAGTGTGTATGGTAATGTTTGCTTGTTCAGCGAACGCAGATCGATTCTATGACATCCGAGATGAGTGGGTAGCATGTGCGGCATGTCACGGACAACGTGGAGAAGGTGGCATTGGCCCAACTCTCTATAATCTCTCTGCCGATGAGATCATTGACAAGTTGATGTTGTATCGAAACAACGAAGTGATTGGTCCTCAATCAGCAATGATGTGGCCTCAAGCTGCACAACTTGACGATGGTGAAATTGGAACAATTGGTGTATTCGTACAAGAAGGATTTCCGAATGAGTAAAAACTGGGTAAGCGATATTAATATGATGCACTCATATTATCGCATGCATGACACTTTTGAAAGTTTTGATGACGAAAAGAAAAAACTTTTTCTTGAATTTCGTACTAACTTTCTACAAGAAGAGCTCGACGAGCTCAAAGAAAACAAAGACAATCCAGAGGAAGTTGTAGACGCTTTGATTGATCTTTGTGTTGTCGCCATTGGTACACTTGATGCCTTTGGTATTGATGCACATAAAGCATGGGATGAAGTACTCGAAGCTAATATGGCAAAGCGAGTCGGTGTAAAAGAAGGGCGACCCAATCCGTTGGGTCTGCCTGATCTCATGAAGCCAGAAGGTTGGGAACCACCCGATCATCGAGGTAATTATGGCAGACTTTGAAACACACCCCCGTGGTACTGCCGAAGAGATCCGGCTTTCTCGAGAGCTCGCGAACGAAATCAAAAGAGTCGATGAACAGTTTAGAGGAGTCGTTCCTCACTCTGTTTGGGCTAAGTTTGAAAAGCTAAATAAACACTATCAACGACAAATGGAGACCGAAACATGAGAGACCAAATGCTTGAGGCTTTAAGAGCTCACGCTGAAGGAAAAATCAAAATGCACAAGATGAATGTCGAAGTGTATTTAAGCAATCCCGCTGGTATCGGCGAGCATCCCGATATTATGGAAGCGATTGAAAAAGAAATCGAGGCTATTGCTGAATATGATGATCAAATTGAAGTACTCGATCGTTATTTTCCTACTGCTTAATCTTGGAGGGTGCGCCAATGCACCCTGTTTTGATGTAAGTGTCAGTGGTAGGTTACCTACCGATGGGTGGGGCAATGCTCGTGGTGAGGTCTGTATACCGCCTCCACCAGAAGAAAAAGACGAAAAAAGTGAAAAAAACGGTTGACATTTACTTCGTACTAGTATAGAATGGTATCTGTTAGTTAATGTAAAGCTAACACTAAAATTCATTTTATTACGGAGTAAAAACGTATGAAGTACGATGTAGAAGTATGGACCGCGCAGAAACTTGTTCAAATGCTTATCACTGGTAGGCTCAATCCCGATCCTATTGGTCAACGACCAGCAGTTACAGCAAGCAACAAAAAATCAATCAAAATCGTTCGAGGCATGTTAAACGGATACGGATGTGGTATGCTTACCGTTCGAGATATTCGTAACGATCCCGAAGCTCAAAAAATCTATAAGTGTGATTATCTCGTAGTCGATGGTGGTCATCGCTGTCGAGCAATAAAAGCTTACTTTGAAGGTAAGTTCCACATCGATGGAAAGTTCTTTAACGATTACGAAGAAAACATTTTTGAGCAAATTGAAATTCCTGTTGATTTACGAGTATGTACATCAAAGGAAGCGTCGGTTTTGTTTAAGGCGATTAACACGACTACACCGACTAATTTCATGGAAATGATTATGTCGGATGAAGAGTCAGAAGCTTGTAAATACTTTCGTACATTGACTACTTACGTAAAAGAGTATAAGAACGAACCACATCCTTTGTTTGCTCGAAACTTTGGAACTGATGGTAACGTTTATCCTAAGAACTTTGACAATGCACTCATGAATCCTCGTCGTCGATGGGATGAGTATGTGGCTATGGCTACTATTCGGTCTATGGGCAGGGGCTTAGTTGATTCGGGTCAATCTGAAATCGAAGTTCTTGCTGAAGACAATGAAGTCATTACAAAGGTTGCACAATCTCAAGTAAAAGACTTCCTTGATCTCGCTCTTGAATTTAAAGAGCATCGTAAAAAGACCTTTAACGATACAACGTTCTCAGCTTTCTTCATTTATTACTTTGGCCTTGTGCAAAAGTACAAGAAGTTTACGATCCTCAACGAAGATAAGGTAGAGTTTTTCAATAACTTCCGCCAGGTCTACACTCGATTGACTGGTAACCAAGACCGTATCCTCGAGGATACAACGACCGAGTACGAAGGTCGCCAACATTACGTAAAAGAGTTTGTCCGCAAAAACGTTAAGAATTTTGCTAACGGTGCTCTTCAGCAAAAAGTCTTTGAGCTTATGGAAGAGTTTCGTGATGGACCGGATGGTGTCACTCCGCTTGATACTAAGCGATCACTGAATAGTAATGAGCGAGAAGAAGCTCTTGCTGCTCAAGGATTTAAGTGTGCAATCGATGGATTACCACTCGAGCTTGACGAAGCAGTGTTTGGACATGATACCCCGTGGTGTAAAGGCGGTGAGTCACATGCTCTTCAGGGTGCAATGATTCGAGAAGAGCACAATCGTGACATGGGAACAACTACACTCGATGAATATCGAATGGTACTTGAAATGCGAGCTCAACTGGCAAAAGCCAGTTGACATTTGCTTTCTTTTGTGATACAATGGCACATCTAACAATGGAGTTATATTATGGCTAAAAACAACGACACTCCCGAAGCGGTCAACGTTCTACAAGAATGTATCGACCTTCAGTTGAAAAAATCTCGGGATTATCAGAATCCTAATTCGACTGTAAAGCAGGCACAGTACTATCCTAATGGTATTGTGACTATCCACGATATCATGCATGCTAAAATGCTACGTATGAAATCTGTAATGGAAGCTATGCAAAGTGATGATTATGATCCCAACTTCGAATCACTTGAGGATTCGGCTAAGGATCTCATCAACTATGCTAGCTTTTTTGTCTCGTTCTGTCGAGGTAAAATCCCTGGTCAAGACTCGCGTAACGATGCATTTAACAGGAAGAAAAACGGTTAATGATAGATTACGATAATCTGACAGTAGAAGGCTTTTGGGATAATCAACCTTATCCACACGCGATCGTGGATAATTTTTGGAATCCTGATGTAGCACAAAATATACTGGCTGAAGTCAAAGATGTAGAGTACAATGCTGCGTACACTAATCCCTTTGAGTTGAAGAATGCCTGTAATATCTGGGATAGATTCTCACCCACGGTTTATCAGGCATTCACTTTCTTGAGTAGTAGAAAGTTTACAGATTATCTCGGTAAGATATTAGATATACCAGATCTCATTCCAGACGTTGGATTACATGGTGGTGGGATTCATTATCATCCACCCGGTGGTAAACTGAATCCCCATGTAGATTATAGTCATCATCCAAAATTAGGTTATCGTAGAAAGCTAAACTTTCTCGTATATCTCAATCCGGGTTGGCAGACAGGTCATGGTGGTGAGTTGGGTATGTGGACTCCAGAAGGAGCTCAAACTTTTAAAGAGCCCGTAAAAACGATTGAACCGCTGTTTAATCGTGCTGTCGTATTTGAGAGTACACAAACGAGCTATCATGGACTTGCTCGCCCGACTCAACAGCCAAGAAGAAGTATGGCATTCTATTATTTGGTAGACGACCAAACAGAAACGACAAGTCCTAAAGCAGCTTTCGTTCCCACCAAGGAACAAAAAGACGATCCCGAAGTTTATAGACTTGCAGAATTAAGAAAAACCCAGAGGTTATAAAATGAACAATGTAGATTATATTCGACAACAAATCATTGACAAATATCTCGACGAAGATTTTGTCATTGATCGTACTGGTGCTAAAACGATTGAAATCATTGGCGCGACATTTCTCGCTGACGAAGATTATATCATTCGTAAACCCAGCCTTGAGTATATTATGCGTGAGCTTCAATGGTATGAATCTCAATCGCTTAATGTAAATGACATCCCTGGTGAAACGCCACAAATTTGGAAAGACATTTCTTCGACTGAAGGTAAGATTAATTCAAATTATGGTTGGTGTATTCACTCTGACGAAAATGGTAATCAATTTAGTCACGTTCTTCGCGAGCTGCGTAACAATCCAAATAGTCGACGAGCTACTATGATCTATAACAGACCGAGTATGCATCTTGACTTTAATCGTGATGGTATGAACGACTTTATGTGTACTTACGCAAATACGTTCTATATCCGCGATGACAAGCTTCATTCGCATTATCTCATGCGTAGTAATGATGCAGTCTTTGGTTACAACAATGATGTTGCATGGGCACGTAGTGTTCTCAACAAATTGGCTGGCGAGCTCAATGTTACTCCCGGCGATATCATCTGGACCGCTTCCAACTTCCACGTTTATGAGCGCCACTTTAAGTTCATTGAAAAGCTAATGGAAACGGAAAGGCCGATCCCAGTCTGACATATATAGAATATAGTTTATGATGAGTGAGGTTATATGAATAATGTATCAGTGATTATGGCTCGAGGTGTAGAAGGTTGTGGCGTAACCAAGTACACCGTGGAGCAAGTCAAGTGGCTTAAGAAACATGGCTATAATGTAAAAGTCTACGCTTCAAAAGATAAAAGCTTTTCTCGTAAGTATGCTCATGAACTCGGCGAGTTTGAGCACTTTAAGTTTTCTGATACGGAGAAGCTTCAACAAATGATTCAGGAGTGTAACTCTTCTGATGTTATTATGGTCAACTCACTTCCCGCAAAAGGGAATGGACGAGGTAAAGGTGCAGGTGATGCAGCCCTTGATAACTGGAAGTTGGCTCTTAAAGAATTCAAAAAGCCCACAGTGCTTATTCAACATGACCATACAGTTTATTCAATTAATCGTAACGGTGCACTCGAAGAAGCGATCGATGCGGCTGATCTCATCTTTGCTCATGCTCGTACAAACGATTTTTCACAAAAGGTAAGAGAACATTGTGGCCAAGAAGGCCTAGGCTCATTCTTCGGTGAAGAACCCGAAGATAAGTTGATTTTACCTTTCCAGCCTGGTATTGACTTCGACGGAACTCGAGCTCAATACTGGAAACCTATCGAAGAGACTGATCCACTACATCACAAGTGGATTGGTCGTACGACTTCGTGGAAAGGTTATAAGCTCATGTTCGATTGGCACAATAACTACCTCATGAAAGAAGGCGCACTTACAACGTTCGAGGGAATCGAGAAATCACCTGCTTGGTTGGGCTTTAAGGAACTCAGCGAATTTTACGACAGCCTTGATTTCAATCCTGATGAACTCGATATTTCTGATCGTTATGGTAAGCTAGCATCTGTATTTGGTTGCTTTATTAATGATGAGCTTATGCATCGTATGTCTCGCGTAGGATTTGGTTATCAGTTGAGTATCCTTAAGCCAAAATACATTGAGCGATCAATTGAATATACTCACCAAGAAGTTGTTGCGGCTGGTGCTATTCCAGTCTTTCGAAAAGAGTATGGTGACGTATGCATACATAGAGTAACCGGCGATCCTTTATCGGAATCGAAAAACAATTATACACTATGGCTGGGTGAAGGTAATCAAGACCAAGTCATAGAACAGGTCAAAAAGCTTACAGCCGATGCTGCTTTGCGAGATGAGTGGAGAGAAGGTGCGTTTGAATTCTATAAGCAACACCAAGACGCCGAGTACACTTTCACAGACCTGATGAATAGCATCAAGGAGAATCTATGATTAAACACGCTTCAATTGTACCACTCATTGGTGGTGAAACAATTGGTTCAGAACTCGCCTTTGGTGAGAAGCCAACTTATATGATGTCATACGAAGCTTTTGAAGCTAACGATGCTCATGCACGACACTATTATAGTGGTGTACCTTATTACGTCCTCGACAAAGGAGAAAATCCTACTGAGTCTGTGGATGTGGTCTCGTCTGTATGTCCTTGTGCCGGTTTATCTCAGCTATCACATGGATTTGGTGACCATAACCCAAACAATGAGTGGATGAGTATTACTGCCGAACATGTTCTCGGTACGATCAAGCCAAAAGTTTTCTGGGGTGAGAATGCACCAGGCTTTGCCGGTAAGATCGGTGAGAATGTTCGAAATCATTTAAGAAAGATTGGCCAGGAAAATGGATATACAATGAGTGTATATCGTACAAAGTCCTTGCTACACGGGGGCCCGCAAATAAGAGAGCGATCATTCTATTTCTTTTGGCGTGACGATAAAACCCCGTTATTGAATTTTTACAACAGGGAGCATGTCAAGATTGAAGACGTTATCAAAGGAGTCAGATCAAACTTCCAGACCGAGCCTATTAATCCGAAGACGCCGTCTAAAGATGATCTTTATTACAAGTTTATTCTTGAACATATTCATGGTGGTATTAGCCATCGGGATTTTGTTGATATTGTAGAGCCTCAGAAAGTTCGTAACTCTGATGTATTTTCATATATAGAACGTATGGGTTATGATTACTTGCAGGTCGGAGAGTGGATGGAAAAGAACGAGTACGAGAAAGAAGTCGAAAAGTGTCGTTATCGTTATGAGAAGTTGAAGAATGGTGGCAACATCATGAGACGAGGTACGATTATCCCTAAGGATCATATTGGTGCTTTTGTTGGTCACTATCCTACAATGCTGACTCATCCCATCGAAGATCGATACATTAACTATCGAGAAGCAATGACTATTATGGGTCTACCCGAAGACTTTGAACTTCTCAATCAAAAGAAGTCTGCTAATCATATTTGTCAGAATGTTCCCGTTCAAACGGCAAGGGATATGGCGTCAGAAGTGAAAAAATATTTAGAAGGTGACCTTCAGCTGGTTGACACAGACTACGTAATACAGTATAATCACAGCCAGAAATCAGAATACGTTGAAAAACAAGATACGCTTGAGGCTTTCTTATGAAACATTTGATTTTAGATTTTGAGACAATGGGTACAGATCCGACAGACTGTGCGGTTGTCGATGTTTCTGCTATGGTATTTGATTGGGATCGATTTGAATCTAATCCTTATACGTGTAAGGATATAAACAGCGTTAAGAGATTCAAGCTGTCGGTGAGTGATCAGGTTCAAAATTATGGATTTAAAGTCGAGCAAGGTGTTCTCGACTTCTGGCAATCTCAACCTAAAGAAGTCAAAAGAAATATTGCACCAAAGAAAACAGACTTGACTGTAAAAGAGTTTGTACAGCAATTTCATGATTTCTTGATTGACGCTGGTGGTATCGGTCATTGGTGGACTCGGTCAAATACTTTTGATCCTGTGATATTGACTCGTCTCTTTGCTGCTGAAGGTAGAAAGACTCACATGGAAGAGTACCTCAAGTATTACCTTGTACGAGATACGAGAACGTGGATTGATGCTAAACTTAACTTCCCTAAAAAGAATGGATTTGTGATCGATGAGTGGGAAGAAAATTTTAAAGCCCATGATAGTGCTTGGGATATTTTGATTGACGTACTCAGATTACAATTACTACATAGAACAGAGTTTGATTTAGACTAAGGATTTATTATGAATTTGAAAATTAGCACTGAGCAGTTGAGAGACTACTCAATTTTTATTGGAACTCCAATGTACGGCGGTCAGTGTTCAGGTTTGTTTACAAAATCCTGTACTGATCTTGCAATGGTTTGTGGAGCTCACGGGATTCCACTTAAGTTTTATTATCTGTTTAATGAGAGTCTTGTGCAACGAGCTCGTAACTATGTGGTTGATGAGTTTCTTCGTTCAGAGTGCACTCACCTCATGTTTATCGACAGTGACATTGGCTTCCAAGCTCGTGATGTACTCGCTCTTCTCGGTATTCAGACTTCTGATCCCGAAAAATTTAATATCATTACTGGTCCTTATCCCAAGAAAACAATCGCATGGGAAAAGGTAGCAGCTGCTGCTAAGCAAGGATTTGCAGACGAGAATCCATTTAACCTAGGTCAGTTTACTTCTGACTATGTATTCAATCCAGTAAAAGGACAGACCTCAATGAAAATGTCTGATCCTATTGAGGTAGCCGAAGCAGGCACTGGATTCATGCTCATTCCTCGTGAAACTCTCGAGAAATACGCAGAAGCTTATCCTGAGCTTCTCTATACTCCGGATCATGTACGTACTGAAAACTTCGACGGCACTCGGAAAATCACTGCGTTTTTTGATTGTGTAATTGATCCTGATACAAACCGCTACCTATCCGAAGATTACTTTTTCTGTAAGCAATCTCGAAAAATTGATTTGAGTATTTGGATGTGTCCGTGGATGCAACTCAATCATGTCGGCTCATATATCTTTGCCGGCAATATGGCCGCCCTTGGCCAGCTCGGTGTGTCAGCTACTGCAGACAAAACATCGAACCAAAAAACTTATCGTAAAAAGAAAAAGAAATAGTTGACATTTACGACCCACTGTTATATAATGGCACTTAAATTTGAAAGGAGAACTCTTTGTTATGAAATTTTCTGAACGTACTCTTACCATTTTGAAAAGCTTTGCTGGTATCAACAAGTCTATTCAAATGAAAGAGGGCACAGTACTCAAAACTATTACGCCCGAGAAAACACTGATCGCTATTGCGAACATTCCCGACGAGATCCCGTCAGAAGCATGTATCTATGACATGTCACGGTTTTTGTCAATTTTAAGCCTCTATGATGATCCAGACGTGGAATTTCATGATAAATACTTTATTATCTCAGAAGGCAGACGACGTACTAAGTATGTCTACGCCGACATTTCAATGATCCATACTCCGCCTGAGAAAGAGATTACGATCCCTTCCGAAGACGTTGTTGTTGATGTGAAGTGGGATGATTTACAGTCCGTACTGAAAGCGGCAGGTGTGCTTCAGTTTAGTGAGGTAGCTTTTGTAGGCGAAAGCGGCAATTGTTATCTCAAGGCAATCGACAGCTCAAACGATAATGCTGACGACTATGATGTCGAAATCGGAGAGACTGACGATACGTTTAAGATTATCATTAAAACCGATAACCTTAAACTGCTACCTCAAGACTATCGAGTTACGCTTTGCAGCAAAGGTATCTCGGAGTTTCGAGGCAAGGATGTCACGTATTTCGTGGCAATTGATTCTAAGTCGACTTATAACAAAGGATGAATACTATGAACGAACAAATGCAACAACAGCAGGAACCGGTAAGCATCGCTCTTGGCGATATCGCTACTATGGTTCAGGTCATCGACGTTGTTTCTCAACGCGGTGGTTTCCAAGGCCAAGAAATGGCAGGTGTTGGTATGCTGCGCAATAAGCTCGCAGCTTTTGTACAGCAAAATGCGCCTGAGCAACAGGACGACAGCGCTGCAGCAGCTCAAGAAGTTGATGTAGACGTTCCGCCTGAAGGTCCGCTTGCAGATAAGCTGGTTGGCTAATCTGTTTTGGTGGGACCTTCGGGTCCCATCCCATTTTTATATGATGTTTTTTTGATGAAGGTTTTATATTATGTCCGTTGATGCAAAATCAAACGAAGTGTTATGGGTCGAGAAATATCGTCCTCAGGTAATTGATGACACCATCTTACCAGAAAAAATGAAACAAAGCTTTCGTAAGTTTGTTGCTGACGAAAGTGTTCCTAATCTCTTACTTACAGGTGGACCAGGTGTTGGTAAAACTACAATCGCAAAAGCTATGCTTGATGAGCTTGGCTGCGATTATGTTGTTAAAAATGGCTCACTCAATGTCAATATCGACACCCTTCGATACGAAATATCAACGTTTGCCTCCTCCGTTTCCCTCTCAGGTGGTCGCAAATATGTTATATTCGACGAGGCGGACTACCTCAACGCTGCATCTGTACAGCCCGCCCTCCGCAACTTCATAGAAGAATATTCTTCGAATTGCGGGTTTATCTTTACCTGTAATTTCAAAAACCGAATCATCGCTCCTCTTCGCTCTCGACTTTCTGAAATCGACTTCAGCATCGAACAGTCTGAGCGCCCTACGCTTGCCATGCAATTCTTCAAGCGTGTCAATACAATCCTGCAACAGGAAAATATTGAGTACGACAAAAACGTAGTCGCTAAAGTAATTGAAAAGCATTTCCCAGACTTCCGTCGAGTACTGACTGAGCTTCAATCCTACGCTGCTTCTGGTAAAATTGACGAGGGTATCTTTGTCAATCTCAAGCAGGAAAGTATTGATGAGCTCTTCGCTTTACTCAAAGCAAAAGACTTCACTTCAATGCGCAAATGGGTAGCTAACAACTCCGATCAGGATATGAATGAAATGTTCCGTCGGATCTATGATGCGGCAACCGACAAGATCGAGTTCCGTAGTCTACCCGGCTTTGTTGTAACCCTCGCGGATTATCAATATAAAGCCAACTTTGTTGCTGACCTTGAAGTCAATATGGTTGCTTTCCTTACGGAAATCATGATCGAAAGTGAATTCAAATAATGCCAAAGATTGATGAATATCACGTAGATAAAAAGACACGCGACAATAGATATATTATCTGCCAAACGTGTGAATCATACTTTGGTATGACAGACATGTGTCGCGAGTGTATGTGCATTATGAAGCTTAAGACTTGGTTCAAACCTCGAGCCGGTGGTAAGTGTCCAAAGGGGAAATGGTAATGTTAAAAAAGCGAGTAACCTGTTTTAATTGTGCAGACAAGATTGCCGCAAAGAAAGCTTTTACTGTAAAGCTCAACACGCTCGATGGAGCCCACGAAGTTAAAATGTGTGAGAAGTGTGCCGGCGAGTTTGATCAGATTATGATTGAGCTTGAGCAAACTATTAACGAGGTCTATAGCAATGAGTAAAGAGCTAAGCCCGTTTGATTTTATGAATGCCGCTTCTTTTAGTAAAGAAGATATCATCGGCAATAGTGACAATCCTGAGTTAACAGAAAAGGAGTATGTTCCCTATATTGTTAATCGTGGATTTACTAACTTCGATGATACTATCTTCCATGCGAATGAGATGAATATGCGAGCTCATCTCTTTCCTGCCGCTCAGTTCGACTATTATCGAGCTGCACTGCGTAAACGTAAACGATTTTCAAAGTGGCCAAAGGCTACTAAAGACGCTGATCTCGATGCCATCCAGCAGGTCTATCAGTGTTCTAGAACGATCGCGAAGTTATACCTTAAGGCACTATCAAAGGAAGATCTAAAGACGATCCATGATCGCCTGAACGTTGGAGGAGTCAAAAAATGATAAATAGACAAGATGGTTTACCATTGACGACACTACTAACAATTATTATAAAGGTGATTTTTAATCATGGACAACGAGGATATTTTTAGAGGCGTGGGTGTAGAAGTTAGACTACCGACTGAAGATAGTTTCCTTAAAATCAAAGAGACTCTCACTCGCATAGGGATCTCTTCTCGAAAAGAAAAGAAGCTGTATCAATCCTGTCATATCTTACACAAGAAGGGTAGATATTCTATCCTCCACTTCAAAGAGCTGTTTATCTTAGATGGTAAACACAACACATTTACTGAAGAAGATCAAGCAAGACGTAACACTATCGTTAATCTACTCGAAGAGTGGGAGCTGCTTGAAATCGTAGACAAAGAAAAAACGAAAGAGCCCGTTGCTGGACTCAATCAAATTAAGATTATTTCTTATAAAGACAAAGGTGACTGGGAGCTGGCTGTAAAGTACAATATTGGCAAAAAGTGAGTTTATTATGAAAGTCTATAAGGCGTTTGATGAGGCCGATATTCCGGTCTTTGCTACAGAAGGTTCGGCATGCTTTGATATTAAAGCAAATATCAAAAATGGTCAATACGTAACAACATACAATAATTGGAATAAAGAACAGGGCATTCTGGTAAAAGGAGTCGGTAATAAGCGAGATGCTTTCCAGCTTCCGCCAGGTATCCGCTGTCTTGTTCCTACTGGTTTAATCTTCGATATTCCAGAAGGCCACGTGCTCAAAATGTTTATTCGATCGAGTGTGGCTTTAAAGAAAGGTTTAGTACTTTCAAACGGGACGGGTATTATTGACTCCGATTATGTGGAGCCTTCGTATATTATAGTTACTAATGTAACTGACTGTTTGGTCACAATTGAGAACGGAGAGAGACTTGCTCAGTGTATTCTTGAGCCTACGATCTCTTATGACTTAGTTGAGACTAAAGAAAGGCCAGCGCAAAAAACTGACCGCGATGGTGGTTTTGGTAGCACTGGCGTATAAATAAATGTGTAGGATGCCGATAGGGTCCTACAACATTACAATTTAAATTCTTGCTTAAAAGGAGAAAGCTATGACTGGTTTAAACATTAACCACCTCACCCCGTTTACTGTAGGTTTTGATCGAATGCTCGATCGATTCGAAGTACTTACAGATCAAATGAATCGAACCGGAGGATCCGGTTTCCCTCCCTACAACATCCGTAGAGACGCTGACGAGTTCTATATCGATATAGCGCTTGCTGGTCTTGACCAAGACGATGTTGAAATCGTAGTAGAAAATGGAACACTAACAATTCGTTCTACATGGGACGAACAAGGTGATTACTTCAACGCTGGAGGGGAAATTCTTCACCGCGGAATCTCATTCCGTAAATTCACTCGCAAATTCGATATTGCGGATGACATTGAAGTGAAAGGTGCCGAATTCGTTAACGGTCTTCTTACAGTTCATCTCGAAAGAGTAGTCCCCGAAGAGAAGAAGCCTAAGAAAATCGAAATCGGTAATACGAAAAAGCTGCTGAAAGGCTAGCAAAACTTTTTATAATGGAGATACATTATGAATCCTAGAACAGGAAGACGAGTGCCTGACGTCACTTTTCAAACGCGCGTGCGAGACGACTCAGTCGGCGGAACCAATCCTTACCGATGGGAAGCTATTGGGTCGTCTGACCTCTTTGCTGGAAAGCGAGTGGTCGTATTCTCTTTGCCCGGTGCATTTACACCAACATGCTCAACATATCAAGTGCCAGGTTTTGAAGAAAACTATAACTTGATTCGTGAGCTTGGAGTCGATGAAGTTTATTGTGCTTCTGTTAACGACTCGTTTGTTATGAATAAGTGGGCAAAGGATCAGGGTGTTGAAAATGTAAAAATGATCCCAGATGGTACGGGTTGTTTTACACGACAAATGGGTATGCTCGTAGACAAATCAAACCTTGGCTTTGGTATGAGATCTTGGCGTTATGCTATGGTCGTAACTGATGGCGTTGTCGAAGCATTCTTCGAAGAGCCAGGTCTGAGGGATAATGCTTCTGACGATCCTTATGGAGAAACTGCTCCAGAAGCGATTGTTGAGTATTTGAAATCAGCGACAGGTTTGAGAGAAGCTAGTTAAAAAACAATCCACGTGGGTGACATCCTGCCTGGCCGTTTTTTAGGGGGACTTTACGTCCCCTTTTTTAATTGGCGAATCCTCCAGCACTATCCTCGCCGCCATTATTCATTTCAACAAGAGCACTCGAGCTGATGTTTCTATCACCTTCAATAATTGTATTATTAACAGGTGTAATGTTTTCTGTCTTATTGACTATAATAGGTGCTTGATTACCCGCAGAACTTTCGATAGCTTCGACAAGACGATCAATACTTTCGCTGGATATTTCTGATTTTAACGGCTCGCCCTGTTGTGCTCTTTGAAGCTCTGGGTTTTCTGCTTCGACCCTCTCTTCTAATGAAGCTCTATCTGAAGGAGTAACTGCAACATCAGGTTCTCCTTCTCTCGCAAGCCTTGCGTTATATTCTTCGAGGGTTTGCACTCCTCGTGTTTCTGTATCAAAATCTGCAATACCCTTTTCTATTCTATCATTAAGCAGATTTTCGAAATTCTGTCTTTGCATTTCACGCCGTTCAATGATTTCTTCTAATTCTTTTTTGCGACGATCGCGCTGTTGCCTTGCAATTCTCCTTTCTCGGTTATTTCCAGTTATCGGAGTATCTTCTATACTTTCGAGTTCTTCTCTCGCTTGATCAATTTCACTATTCAGCCTCTCTCGAGTCTGCTCTGCCATTTCTTCTACAGTTTTATTGTATATAGTTTTTGTGTTTCCACGGCGACGTGTTTCGGTCCCGCCCTTTTTCAACGCATCTTGAATATCGTTGGGCAATCCTTCGATGTCGTACATAGCATCTCGAACTTCGTGATATAAAGTTTTACCTAATACATAGGCACCACCGAGAATTGCACCAGCAATTAAACCTTTAATTCCAAACATGCTTCCTAACGTAGCAGCTCCAGCAATCGTTGACAGGCCTTCGACACCATCTACGGAAGTATTCATTAATTGATCTTTAGTTAAACTTTCTGAGTCTTGTTTAAATAGTTCAGAAGCTTGTGATCCATAATAAACTAAACCAGATCCTACTGCTGCAATAATTGCATTTCTTCCAGTAAGTAATGATCTAAAGCCAGAGGCTCGACCGCGGCCTCTACGATCTGGGTCATCGTCTGCCCCATCAACAGGTGGCCGCGCACCTCCTCCACTTCTTCGTATTGCTTCGAGCGTTGCAGCGGTGATTACCCCATCCTTTATCATTTCTGTTACTGGGCCAGCAGCTAATACTGCAGCACCTATTCCAAGCGCGCCCACTGCAGCTTGACCGGCTTTTTCTGCCAGCCTTTCTAAATTTTCAGGCGTTAAGGCTTGTTCCATCTGAGATAAGATGAGTGGTGTTTTTTCTGCGAGTATATTTAATGCATTGGAGATTTTATCCCATGATGTAGTCGCAATCGACTTAACCATTTTGTTTAAACCGCCTTCGGTTTTTTCATCAAGGAATCCATAGCCTACTGATAGTGCCGCAATTGTTCCGGCGCCTATCGCTAAATTTTTCATTGTACCCATGCCCATTAATTGTTTAAACAATCCTGGGCCAGAAGCCTTATCTTTTTCGCTCCTCAATTCATTTTTAAGCTTTTCTGTTTCAACTTTTTCTCGAAGAGCCTTTAATTCTGCAGATTCTTGGTCTGCTTCAAGGTCAGCAAAGGCTCGATCCCTTGCTGCTTGTTCTGCTTGTCTTTCTGCGATGTCTGCCTGCGCGCCGATACCTGCACGAACAGCATCTGTTTGAGAAGCAATATTAGTTGAAATCGTATTGAAAATACCTTCGAACTTAGCCAGCTCAACTTTTACAGAGCGAATTGAATTGTTGCCAGAATTGCGCAGTAACTCGCCTTCTCGTTTGAGGCGATCAATAATCGCTTCTGTTTCAGCCGACAGTTCAGCCATTTACTTCGTTCTCCATGAAACAGTTACTGACCTTAGGATACTCATCGCTTAAAAGAATACCTTCGGCCCACTCGAGTTCTTGAATAAGTCTATTATACCAATGAGCATCATACTCACTATTGCGAGGATTGTCTCGCTCGATCTTGAGCATTGAAATCCGCATTTTAACGTATTCTCTTCTGGCCATTGCCTTCTTCATTTTACGAGATTCTCGCTCGAGAAGACCAAGCTTACCTACTGTAGCGCATTCAAATTTCTGTTCGACCTTCATTGGTTCTTTTCCTTTTGTTTTTCGATGTAGTTAATCAACATCTGAAAATAAACATCCCTTTCGTATGGCATTAAGTTTTCAACATCACTTATCGAGTATTTATGGTGCTGTGCCAATGCGAACACCATTTGATAATATTCGCCCAGACTAATATGACACAGCGTCAGGAAAAAAAACTGCGCATACCCTCCACAACGAATGTTTGTTCTTTACCCTCGTTATTCTTATACTTCATTTCATGCCGCAACTTAGGCATGGTTTCGAAAAACGTTTGAACACCCTTAATCACTTCACCGGGCATTCCTTCCATAAACTCATCAGTCTCATCTTGCGTATATTCAGAAAATAAATGTACCTCATCTTCTGAAGCAATCTTGTCTAAACAAGAAACCATAATGTAGTAATTTACAAGTGGATCTTTTGGATCCATTTTAACAATCTGCGCAAACTCATCGATCGTTGGATACTTGAGATAAAGAATATAGTCTTCATTAACTCTTACTTGATTTGTATGACTTGGGTCTCTCTTTATTTCTACCTTATCAATATTAAGCTCAAGCTGTACTGTTTCTTTTGTATCCGGATCTTTGATTTCAAACATCACGGAGTTATCAACCGATCGAGCTCGAAGAATTAAAAGAATATATTCCAAATCGAACATTGCGAGATCACTTACTTCTCTATCAATCAAGCAATTATTTACGATTTGCCTTGCAGCAAGTAACTCTTGTTCTGGGTCACCGGATTCTGCTGCGACTAAAAGTATCTTTTCTTCTTTTACTGTAAATGGTCTATATCTTACTTTTTCCTTTGTCGATGGTAACTCCAATTCAGAAATCGGTAGATCGATTTTTGGTAAAGCCATAATATACTCCTAATAATTAAATGCCTAGCTTATTGCTAATATTGTCAAATGAGTTTGTAACTCTTGTCACGCGATTGACCGCATCCTGAATAGACGTGGGTCGCCCACCGCGTGTTGTTTGTCGTACGACATCGGCGAAGCCAGCGACTGCTCCAAGGATGTCAAGAATTCCTGTACCACGATTCAGGCGTGATGTTGGTGATCCGGTCTTCTCGCCTGAGTACTCAATTCTCTTAAAGTTCATAGAGACTGGCACGGTCAAATAACTGTCATTGTTTTCCCACGACAAATCCATATCACCTACTACAGTGGGATAACATCCGTCGAGAATTACCTCGTAATATTTGTTATCAAAACTTTCAGTCGAAAAATGTTTTACTGTTACTCGTGCAGAGTACTCATCTCTGTATCCAATTTCAAATGGAAGCTTATTATCGATCGTAGCAAACGGTCCACCTTTCGTTCCATAGTTTACTACTTGCTGAGCCCAGCGATGGAAGAACTGAAGAACCTGATGATCTGAGTCAACCATAAAAATTGTTTCAAGCGGACGAGCACCGATACCGACCGGCATTTGACGAGGTAGTTGTCCTACCTGAGCATTTTCTGCGGTGGTTATGAATACACCAGGAACGTTAGCTGTCTTACAGAAAAAGGTAAATTCTCGTGCACCAAAAACTTCATTACCGCGAGATGCACTATCTTTATAAGGTGTGATTGTAACTTCGAAGAGTGAGCTTCGAGCTGGTCCACCAAATCGATCGACAGTTGACTTGAACCTTGTAATATCGAATGGCATTGTTTATCCTCTAATAATTTTTCTTGAGTCAGCGTACACTTTCTGTTTGGAAGCGCCGACAAATTTAGCCATCGGTAAAAAGAGAGCAATATCCCATTCACTTGGACTGATGTATACAAACCTCGATCTCACTTGTGAGTTGAGGTAGTGCTTAATACAAGGCTTAAACTCTTTAAACTTTGCTGCACTATTCAGTAAGTCATAAGATAATCTTAACTTCGTTGTCTCGTCATATTTTTTATTTGTAAGCGTATCATAGAGTGCATCCATTAACTTAGCTCGTAACATTGGAGGTAAGTAATGTACGTTAATACCCATGAAACCGCCTTTTGCCTTATTTATTGGAAAAATAAGCGGATACCTATCCCAGTAAGGCAGAGTATCTTTATGTTTAGCATCGTACTCAAAGAGATACATGTTACCCATACGAGCTACATTTTCCATTGAGCTCTTTGAGTCTCTTAAAACCTTTTCACCTGACACGCCAGTTTTCGAGCCAGACTTGGCAACATTCCTTGCTTGGTCTCGATACCATTCACGAGCTTTAGCTGTGCGAGCTGGTATCCTACCACTACGAACACCTTTTGCTAAAATTTCGTCAAAGATTGCTGCCACGGATTATACTCCTAATTCTTTTTCTGTCATGATAATAAAGCTCCATCCTCTATCAGCACAAAAGCTTCTTGCTGCTTTCCACTTTGCTTCATTAACACCATAGGTTTTCACCTCGTTGAGATATCGTCGTGATATCCGACCAGTTTTTGTAGCATTCTTCTTCCTTGGATCTGGTGGAAGTGTCTGCTTATAGGGCTTTATCTCTATCATTGTGGTGCCCGTCGAACCATCTTTCTTTTTGGCATGTACTATTACATCTGGAAAGTATCTGTGCACTCGTCCATCGATAGGTGATCGATAGGGCACAATTAACTCCTCCGATTGCCACCAAATAACATCCGGATTCTCATCAACATGGCGAAAAAACTTAAATTCCCACAAAGACCTATAAATAATATTGGTAGGATCTCCCTTGTACTTTTTTGGATTCTTAGGTCTAAACCTACCTCTATACGCCATGTTTTTCTCTTCGCTTTCCCATATAAATAAAGTGATAGATAGCTATTGTATTTATTCAAAAAGATAGGTGGATTAAATGGCCGGATTTACACGTCCCGAATGGGAAAAATCGAGAGCGACGCAATCTTCTGCGTTACTTTCATTCCCAACACAGCCTTTACCTCATAGCATACTTTTACAATTTAAAGAGTATAATTATGCGAGTTTAAAGCCGGCGGGAGGCAACGATTCTTCAGCTGACACGAGCTACCAATCATTAACGAGTGGCTTGTATAAGAACCTTTCTAATCGAAGCCCAGAAGTTGCTGGTCAACACTCGATCGAATTACCATTCCCTAAAGATTTGACTGATGCCCAAGGCGTAAAGATTCAAGGATTCGAACGAAGCTTCATGTCAGAAAAGCTTTCTACGTTCATAGCCGGTCTTACTGGTGCGGGCACTGTCGGTGATAGTGCTGCTGCTGGACAAGCTGCGGCCGCAAGCGCTGCTGCAAGGGGGCAAGCTGTTTTTGATCTTTTATCTGGAGCAGGAAGAAATCTTGCATCGGCCGAAGGACGTGACAAATTAAAGAGCCAAATATCTTCTATACTTGGTACGAGTGGGGAAACCGCTGGCCAAGTTATGTCGTATATGATGAGAAATTTTTCAGGCGATATTGGTCGAGCTTTAGGAGCAGCGGGTGGCGCAATTGTTAACCCTAATGAAACTCTTGCTTTTGAAGGTGTGGACTTAAAATCATATACGTTTTCGTGGGATCTCTTTCCAGAAAATGAATCAGACTCAAAAATGGTTCAACAAATTGTTAAATCACTTAAGCAAAATATTCTACCTGAGTTTGGATCAATAACTGAAATGGAAGGTTTAAATAGAGCTCTATTGAAGTATCCAAACGTATGTTATCTCCAGCTTATCGGTGTTGACCCAAGCCATTGGCCAAAATTCAAGCCATGTCTTATTTCAAACGTTACAGTGAATTATGCTGGCGGAGGCCAAGTAGCAATATTGAAAGGGGGCAAACCTGCCGCGGTAAATCTGTCGATTGCGTTTAATGAATTGACGATTCATACTAAAGAAGATTATGCGGGCGAGATTGAAGGAATACCACCGGCCGAATCTGAGAATCCAGTAGACGAACCAACAGGATAATATCGAATGACCAAGTATTTTGAAAATTTTCCTACTGTAGAATATCAGGGTAGGATTGTAAAAGACATCACTCGAAGAAATAATTTTCTTCGCAGCGTAACAAACAATCCTTATCTCTTTTTGCCCTACACTGTATCTGAAGGTGAGCGACCAGAAGACGTGGCTCGTTTCTATTATGGGTCGGTCGATTATGTTTGGCTCGTTTATCTTGCTAATAATATTGTAGATCCTTATCATTCATGGCCGATGGATGAGTTTACATTTAACAATTACATCATTGCGAAATACGAAGAAGAATCCGGCTTAACAGGAGATGATGTTGTTGCGTGGACTCAATCGGATAACGACGAGAATATCATATATTACGTAAGAGAGATTAACTAATGGCAGTCGACGAGATCATCCTAGCTCCAGAATCGTTTCAAACGATTTATCTCCGAAGGGAAGATAGAGTAATTCTACGAACGGAGCAAGGTAGAAAAATTATTA